GTTCTTTCTTTTTCTTTTCTTCTTTAAGATCAAAGTACAATTGTCTTAATGGTCTACCTACATTAGACATTCTGATATATTGCTTTGAGTTTTCTTGCGGTGTAGCCCAATGAGTAATACACTCTTTTAAATTATTAGTTAACTCTTCTAATAATCCTTCTGGAATATCTACTACTTTTTGATTAGATAAAGGTTCTAATGCTTTGTAAATATCTTCAACTACTGTGTTTACTTTTTTCATATCTATGTTTTACAAACCTTAATTTACGTGTGAGAGAATTATAATGAAGATACACTACACCCATAGCTTTTTGTAAAGGAGTTCTTGCAGAAAGTCTACCATCTTTATAAGACTTGACATCTATTTTTTTAATGTTTCCATCTTCATCTATAGCAATTAAATCTATAGGCCCTGTGCATCCACAGTTTTTAAAGACTTGATAACCATTATCCCACAACCATGTTATAGCATAATGCTCTGCTAGATCTCCAGTTCTATTAGGGTCTGTTTTAGTGTGTATCACTCCAGTTGTCTCCTATCTTGTATTCTCCATCTAAAGGACAACGTAAATCAAAGTATATTCCTGCATCTACAATAGCCTGGACACCTCTTTGACCTACTTCTTCTGCATCTTTTTCTAAACATTCTACCTGCCATTCGTCATGTACATTAGCTACACACTGAGCATCTAAATGTTTAATAGAATCTACAAATAAAACCAAAGCTTTCTTCATAATTATTGCTCCTGCACTTTGCAGCAGTGTATTCAAAGCAGCATGTTCTGATCTTATAGTAACTTTGCGACCATCTAATCCTTTTAAGAAACCTCTTTTAGACGCTCGTTCAACTCTATCTTTGAGATTTGCAAGTGCTGGTAAATTAGCAAGGAAAGATTCTCTAAGTCTTTTACCATCTTTTCTACTTCCTCCAACCACTGAGCCAAGTCGTTCATTTCCTGCTCCGTATAAGTATGCATAAATGAATTTTTTACTCTTATCTCTTGATTCAAGTCCCGCAAGTTTTTGATTAGCGGTGTGAATGTCTCCGTTAAGGACTTCATTTGTATAACTCCTATCGTTCATGTAATGTGCAAGCATTCTTAATTCTAAACCACTAGCATCTATACCTACTAATTTGTACCCTTCAGGCACTGTCCAACAAGATCTACAGTCTTTTCCATAAGGGCTATAGGTGGCTGGTATCTGTGCCATATTGGGCTTAAAATGCGTCATACGTCCTGTTACAGCACCATTGTGCACTGCGTAACCATGAACTCTATCGCCCTTTAAATTTTTAAACCAGGAATCTACTAAAGCAACACGCTTGTTTAATAATAAAAACTCACTAATTAATTTGGCTTGAGATATATTTTCTATTGTATTGAGTGTTGATTCATCTACAATAGGTTGTCCTGTTGGAGTAAACTTCTTAGGTTTCCAACCAAAGTCCTGTAAGTATTCTCCAATTTGTTTTCTTGAATTTAAATTAAAATCTTGTATCTTGTATCTATCAAATGCAAGAACTTGAGTAGGATGTTTTTTAGAATAACATTCATACTCTTCTTCTGTCAACCCTTGTTTAGATAATGTACCATCTTTCTTAAACTTAGGAACTACTGTTTTTAACTTAACCTTTTTAGGTAAGAAAACTTTGTGAACTTCTTTAACAATCTCTTGATTAGTTTGTTTTAATGTAGCCAAAAGTTTATGCGCTTTTTCTACATCTAACATGAAGCCATAGTTTTCCTGATCTTTTAATATCTTTGCAACTTGATGCTCAAGCTTTATTGATTCTTCATCAAAGTCCGTCAACTCAGTTAACAATGCTTGGAAAACTAACGCATTTAATTCGACATCATTTATACAATACTCTAACATTTCTGGTGTGTATTCTTTAAAGTCTTCTTCTTGCATAAGACCTTTATGGTAATTTAATTTAAAGCCCCACGCTTTTAATCCATGGCCATCCCTTTCAGGGTTTGCAAGTCTAGAAAGAACTAACGTATCTATTATCTTTTTATTCTTAAAAGATATGTCAGTAAGCTTTTCTAATACAGGAATATCAAATCCTAAAATGTTATGTCCTATAAGTATTTTAGACTTCGCCAACAACTCAATCCCTTCTTCTATATTAGAAGGAGAAAAAGAATATACTTGTTTTGTATCTATATCTTTAGCCACAATGCACCAGATAACTGATGCATCAAGACCGTCTGTTTCTATGTCAAAGACGAGATTCATTTATTTATTCCTTCGTTGTTCCTGCCTACGATAATTGTATACTGTAGAATATCCTAAGTTTAACTTTTCAGCCATAGCCCCTACCTGCCAACCTTTTCTTGTTAATTTAAATATCATTTCTTTTTCTTCATCCGTTAAAGCTGTTCTATGTATTTTTGCTTTCTTTAAATTCATATATCTTTGCTGTGCTGTGATTGCTTGATAAAACATCTTTCATCCTTAAAAAGGTATGTCGTCTATAAGAGTATTTGTAAACTCAGTTTCTACTAGTCTTCCTGATATAGAGTCATACAAAAGATTACCTGCTAAACCAACTTCACCTGTATGTCTAGACTTTAAGATTCTAATCCTGGTTGTATTAGCTTCAGTTTTATCTTCAGCTTGCTGGTTTCTTTCTAAAGCTATCACACAATCTGATAGTTGTGCAATAGCTCCACTACCACGTAGATGGCTAATGTTTACTTCTGCACCATTTTCATGTCCTGCATTACCCTCTATCTTACGCAAGTGAGATACAAGTATAAGCCCTGCACCTGTTTCTTCTACAAGACTACGAAGCTGTGTCATTATATTATCTATTAGCCTTCTTTCATCACCACCTTCTAAAGCTGATACAAGCATGTGTAAGTGATCAAGCACTATCCATTTACATTCGCAACCTACAATTAAGTAACGTATCTTTGCAAAGATTTCTTCTACAGTATTGATCCCAAAATGTGAGTGGATAAAAAGTTTGTCATTAGACAATACTCTTTGATAAAGATTATCTAGTTCTTCTTCTGTGTACTTAGCTCTGACTTCTTCTAAGTGAATCTTTTCATTACAATCAATTGCAAGAATACCGTCTACTGTACGCCTCCAATCTTCTTCTAATGCAATGATGCCTATATTGTCTTCACTGTTGTTAAGAATCCAATGCTCTAACTCTCTTGTCACACTAGTCTTACCAAGACCTGTACCACCACATACAGTTACTAGCTCACCTTTACGGATACCATGTAGCTTTTCATTAAGCACTCCCCAAGGATATGGGATACTTTCTTTTTCTGTACGATCTTTCCAAGCACTAAATTTTTCTGATACTCTGATAATACCCGCAGGTGTAATAGTCTTTGCTTGCCAAAAGCAATCAACAAACTTTTTATGCTGTGCTTTTCTAAGCATATCATTAGCATCTTTATACTCTGCTGGCAGTGTCATTATCTTTGCTTTGTTAGGTGGGAATAATCCTGCAACTATTTTTGCTGCATCTCTCCCTGCTTTATCTGAATCAAAACAAATAATTACATTTTCAAACGAACTAAGAAACTCAAGATTCTTTTTAACATCTGCTGCTGCTGACTGTGCACCATTCTTAATAGAAACAACAGGCCATCTACTGCCTGTAAGCTCGTAAGCTGCCATAGCATCACATTCGCCTTCTGTAATCGTAATGTACTTAGCACCAGGATTACAAAGAGTTTGTCCAAATAACTCAGCTTCTTGAATCTTGCCCTGACTAGTAAAACCTTTTGTCTTTACTTTACGAATCTTATGAGCAACTAATTCATTATTAGCGTAATAAGGATAATAATGTTTATCTATTTCTCCCTCAGAATTATATGTAACTCTAACGTTATAATGCCTTGCTGTATCCTCAGAGATACACCTATCTCTTAGATCTCCAAAGACACCTGTGTAAGAATCTTGTGATATAACGGGACTCGACATAGTTATATTCTCTCTACTGTATACTTCATTTAGATGTACAGGTTTCTGTACAACATTATCAGGCTCTTCATAGTTTGGAAAGAATGTTCCACAACTAAAACATTTTGCTGATCCATTATCATTTATGCTCACAGCATCACTACTGCCACATGCAGTACATGCAACATGAAACTTAACAAAAGCCATTGCTTTCTCCGAATTATATTAAAGAAGTGAGGGACACCCCCCGCAGTGGAGGGTGACCCGAATGGAGGGCTAGATCTCTCTGGAAGTATCCTCAAGTACTTCTACATCAGGAAGTTCTGGTTCATCTGTATCAATATCAATCAGTGCATCTTTGTTAAGATTTGACGATACAGTACCATTAAAAGACACACTAGCTGCTGTCATAATTGCATATTCTTTTTGCAAACTAGCAATTTTTTCTTTCATAACAGTTTGTCTTTTATCAAGATCTACTAGCATTTGAAACGCAAACTGCGCTTCAGGGGAGAGCAAAGAAACATCATAAGTGCCGCTTTCTGCTACATATTTCCAATCAGTAATATCTGACTCACTCATTTTAAAACTCCGTTTCTTCTTCTTCGTAGCCAAACTCTGAACCATCAGCTGCATCACTGCTCCCACCATAAGGAACTAAGTCTAGCACCTGGACTGCTTGAAGGTCTAGACCTTTGAAGCTTCCATAGTGATTAGTAGTTTCCCATTCACGATACTGAACCTTAACTTCAGAACCATTACCTACAAGCACATCCAGTTCTTCATTATTAGAATCAAGAAGTTTAGGAACTTTATTAAGCTTCCCATTCTTTTGTGCTACTTTACGTTTGATTACAAGAGCAGGGCCTTCTTGCATTTGTTTAATGCCATACCCTTTACTTGCAAAGCTTTGTGCAATATCTTCATCAACAAGTAAGTTGACAGAAAACACTGGTTCAAACTTTGTATTAGGGGTTGTGATAGAAGCCCAATAAGCTTTACCTTGTATTACAGCCATGTTTTTATTACTCCTTTGCGTTAAAAACCTGTACAGTTTATAGAGACTGATTAGCTATGTCAACACTTTTATGTGCAAACATCCTACAACACCAGTCTAGTTGTAGGTAATCATAGTTTAACGATACCCCCTTATGCCTAATATTTTTGCATTGGCACACTTGTTACATAGTGTCTTCATCCATAAATGAACCATCTGCATAGGGTGACCTTTACGACCACACTCTGCGCACTTAACAAAATTATCTTTAAGCTCCTTCATAGTCTTTTACATTCATTCTAGTCATGTTAAGTTTATATTCTGCATCTCTGATTACTACATTCTTTTGATGCATAAGAGTCCAAGCAAAGCTTTCATCTTCCAGACCTGCTTCTATTAACATCTCTTCAAGCATTCTGTGCTTGGCTTCACCGCTAAGACTATCCAGAATTTCATACACACTTTCTGCCAAACGCTCATCGTGAGCTTCCTTGTACTCGTTACTCATATCGTTACTACCTCTAGTTCTGTTTCAATCCAAACCTTTGCACCACAAGGCAATGGATTGTCTGGTGAATAAATTACTTTTGCTAAAGCCTTACCATCAGCATCAACTATAGCTGCATGATTAGCTTTACGATTCTGCTTGTAATCTTTTACTGTTATTACAAATGAATTAGCACCTTTAGCATTTGCTTTTATACTATGCTGATTAACGTGTATTTTAGTTTTCATTATGCCTCCAGTATTGCTTTGTCTTTTTCGTATTGCACTACTTGCTGTTCAAAAGCAACAGCTCGCTGCAAAAGATTAACCAGCATCTTATGTAATTCATAAGGTTGGATAACTGCTACATAGCTTTCAGATGTTTCATTGTATGCTATTGCATAATCTAAAATGATTCTTAAATCTTCTTCATAACTTTTCATTACCACTCACCTCCTTGTAGTTTAAACTCGACATTAGTATATAGTCGCGCTCTTTCATCTATAAACTCTTGGGCTTTACGCATAGCTTCTACTACCCCATGATGATCAATAGAATAGGAAACCTCCATACCCCATTCACGATCTGGTATATGTTTATTT